GGTAGATATGGGTAAAAACATTATCCGAATTCTACCTTGGAAGGATGAATCCAAGCCATTCTTCAGTGAGACTAATATTCACCGACTCCCGACAGAGGACGGTGGTGTTAAGAACTATCACTGTAGGAAGCTTGAGAATGAGTCTTGTCCGATCTGCGACTTTTACTTTGAGCTTTGGCGTATGCACAAGGAAATGAATCTTCCGCGTGGCCAAAAGTCTAAGTATGGCAACTTGGCTACAAAGATTAAGCCTACACCACGGTATTATATGAATGTAGTCGATCGAAGACTCCTGGAAGCTGATCCAAATGATCCTGCTTCTGCGGTAAAGATCTTTTCAACCGGTCAACAAGTTTATCGTAAGATCTTGAGTGACGTGTTGGATCCAGACTATCAGGACTCTGATGATCCTGATAACACTACTATTCTCTCTATTGAGAATGGGAATGATTATGTTATTGATCTACAGAAAAAGGGTGGTTACAATAACTATGACGAGTCCAAGTGCAGGATTAAGAAGACTCCTGCTGGAACTCCACAACAAAATGCAGTCTTTATGGAGAGCTTGCATGACATTCACGGCATGATTAAGATTGGAGATTATGAAGAAGGTAGGAATGCCGTAGAAACTATGAGAGCATCACTGTTTGAAGTAACTGAGGGAGGAGACGACGGTGAGGCAGAATTTAATCAGTCAGTAAGGGTTTAGTATTATGAAAAAGTATATTCTAGTCACACTAATGTTTCTCCTCGCATCTTGCGAGGCTCTATCTGGTCTTTCATTAACCACAGAAGATCAGCTTGTGCCTGAGGCAATTGGGAACCCAGAGGTGGTCCCTTTTCCCCCAGAGTACCTCCCAAAGGAGCTAACTGAAAGTCCAAATTATTCAGGTAAGACATTTGTTCTTGCACCGGATGAATTTATTAAGGAAGGTGCTCCTAAGGTTTCTGCTGATCCATCTGAAGATGAGACCGGCGCTTGGATGACTGATGGTCTAGCTCTAGTAGCAGGGTTAGCTAAGAGTTGGTTACCAGGAATGGCTGCACTAGAGGCTTTGTTTTTAACTATTTCAAGAAGAAAGAGACAACACTATGCGAATGCTGTAAGGGCCATTGCCCCTACAAATGGTTCAATTGATGTTAAAGAGAGCATGGCCAATATCCTCCGTGCATTTGGAGTTCTCCACACCTCCACTGCAACCGAGGCATTAGCGGAAAAGCAGGTTGCTTCCGCACAGCTTAAAAAGAAGAAGTAGGAAAAGGGGAAGATTTGATTTGACCCTCCCAGCCTAAAAGGCTGGGAGGGTTTTTTATTATTAATATATTAGAACATACTATAATAACCTGTATGGATGATAGGTTAAGAATATTTGTTATCTTCCCAAACACAGGGGGTTGCGCTTATTATAGGAGTCTTATGCCTATGCAAAAGCTACAAGAGCTTTTCCCTCATAGGGTAGATATAAAATTCAGTGATAATCCTCTAGGAGTTGATAGAAAAACAGGAAAGTCTAAATATGAAGGCGATACAATTCCTGATGAAATCAAGTGGGCTGATATTGTTATGATTAACAATATCAGTAATTTTGGAGGAAACTATACGGCTAGGTGCATGGCCTTAGCTAGAAAGGCTGGTAAGTTCGTTCACTTTGATACTGACGATCTTCTAACGGACCTGTATGAGGAGCACAGGCTGATTAATGTTTATAGAGATCAAGGTCTAAGTGAATTAACAAAGAGCTTATACGCCAATGCACACCTTGTTACAGTAACTCAGAAAAAGTTCGCTGAAAGGGTTAAGCCATACTGCAAAGGAATACTAGCAATAGTGAAGAACTCTATAGACTATAACCTCCCAGGATGGAATCAAAAGAAAACTGAGGCTAAGTTTACTAGAATAGGTTGGGCTGGTGGAATCCATCACAATCCAGACGTTAAGATATTTTCTTCCGTGCCTCATCTGGTAAATCAAAAAGTAGGTCGTGAAAATGTAAGATGGCAATTCTATGGGGAACCACCTCCTCCGAAGAAGGGTGAGAAGAGGGATTGGCAGCATAAGGCATGGGACTTTTATAGGGCCGAGTTCTTCAAAGGGTTTAAAGGTCAGAAGAACTGGGTGACATATCCCGCCCTACCTCCATCAGATTATGGAGCTTACTACGCTCACATTGATGTGTCTCTCGCTCCATTGAAGATGAATGACTTTAATGATTCTAAATCAGAAATTAAAATTGCTGAATGTGGTAGATACAAGATTCCACTCGTAGCTTCAAATGTTGGATGTTACGATGAGATCATCGTTAATGGTGAAAATGGATATCTTATAGAGCCTGGAGCACCTAAAACTGAATGGGTCAAAGTTCTATCAAAACTAATAAAAGATAAGAATCACAGAAAGGAATTAGGTGAGAATCTTCATGAGATAACAGAAAGAATGTTTGATACTAACAAAGTAGCTCACCATAGAATAAATATTTACGAAGAATGCTTTAAAGCATTAGGATATGATCCTAGGAGTAAACGAAATGATTAAATTTGCTACTGGATTCTGTGGCCCTGGCGGTTCTACCGTAGCCATATCAACACTAATAAATCTCTTTAATGATAATGGTTTGGATGCTTGTTTATATGGAGGAGGAAACCCGTGGAATGGTATCGACTGTAAGTTCGATACCATTAACAATATAAACTTACAACCAGAAGATATATTCATTTATCATTACATGGCTATACAAAATAGAATGAACTGCAAAAAGCAAATACTCTCATGCCATGAAACTGTTGTTTTTCCAATAAAGAATGTATCTGGTATAAACTATGATGAAGTTCATTTTGTGTCTGAAGCACAAAAAGAATTTCAAGACGTAGGTGGTACGGTAATACCTAATCCAATAAGATCATTTACTAAGGCGGATAAGACTGGCAAAAAAGTAGCTGGTGTTATAGGGAGCATTGATCCAAATAAGCGTGTAGAAGAATCTATTCAGCGTGCTTTAAATGATGGATTTACTGATATTAGAATTTATGGTAATCTTACGGATCCTAATTATTTTAGGGCTAGGGTTCTTCCTTTGATGTCTGATAATGTTACTTATCGCGGTGTAGCTTCTAATATGGATAAGGTTTATTCAGAACTTACTCACGTTTATCATTCTCCTAAGTTGGAGTCCTTTAATCTTCTGCAATTTGAGTGTAAGGAAGCGGGAGTAGAATATGTTGGAAACGAGGGGAATGATACTAAGGCAGAACACTGGGATAACGATAAGATTTTAGAAGCATGGAAGAAATTATTGACATAACAAAAATTCCGGTCTTGTGGACTACTTGTGAAAAGTCTAGAGATCGTCATGGTCCAATGAGGGCAATGTTGGATGGTTTAGGTATTCAAGCTGATAAGATTAATGGTCCTATAACAACTCCCTATACAGTTGGAGTTGCTAAAGGATACTTAGAAGCGTTGTCTAAGTATGAACCACCATTCCTAATTCTAGAAGATGATGCTACTCTAACTACTAGCAGCCCTGTCACAGAATTTAAAATCACCTCAGATATGGATGCTTTATATTTAGGAACATCAATATACGGTAGATTGCAGAAGGTAACTAGACCTGGGGGAGTTTTAGCTGCGGACAATGGTAAATATATGCGGGTATTCAACATGTTGGGATTCCATGCTGTCCTGTATCTAACTAAAAAATATGTTGATCATGTAGAGGACATACTAAAATCTTTTATATCCAACCCTATAGGAGGTTGTGATGATCCGATAGCAGAAACTATGTGGCGTCATAATGTTTATTCTGTTAAAAGTCCAATATTCTACCAAAAGGATGGTAGAAGTGATGACGCTACAAGGCACCCTATAAACTTATTACTATGAGAATTTATTGCACTTTATCAGATAAGAACTACCTCAAACAAGGTATAGCTCTTATCGAGTCTCTGGAGAGAGTAACAAGTAAAGATTTTAAGATTTTTTATCTCTGCTTGGACGCTGAGACTTATGAACGGGTTCGTAAGTATAGTGTTGTGGAGGCTGTTCACCTCGCAGAGGTAGAGAAGTCCAGAGAAGAAATTCTACAATATAAAAATAGAAAACAATATAACGAGTATTGCTGGTCTCTGGCCTCAACATTTTCAAGATATCTTTTGGAGCAAGGACTAGATTCTGTGATGTATGTTGATTCTGATATTTACTTCTATCAAGACCCCGAGGTTATCTACGAAGAATTAGGAGATAAGAGCATTGGAATCATTCGGCATAGACACAACACAAGCTCCTCCCCAGACGGGGAATTCAATGTCGGTATAATCTTCTTTAAGAATGACGCAGAAGGAAAAGCTTGTTTAGACTGGTGGAATGACTGTCTACTACATGACCTTCGACCTGATTTAGCGACTTGTGGGGATCAGAAATATTTAGAGGAGTTTCCTAAGAAGTGGGATACTGCAATCCTAGACAAGACATTCGCACACGGCGCACCTTGGAATTATAGACTGTATGTGTACGATAACTTTTTCAATGACGGAACTGTTGTCTGGGGAGATAAAGTTCAACCTTTAGTGTTTAATCACTTCTCAAAGTTTAGTATGAATCATCCAACCTCAGGTCATTACGCAGACCACACACTCAACTATCAAATTTTTGGCATACCTGCTATCAATCACATGTACAGACAGTACGCAAAGGAGTTAGAACATGAATCACTTTGACTGGCTAAATAAACAAAAAGAAAGTATTGCGAGGTTGGTAAAGCCCGATTGGCACTATGCAGATATCGGGGCGTGTACGGGTGATATGCTTGTCACCCTTTGTTCTTTGATGAATAAAGGTTATGCTTTTGAGGCGAACCCCAGTAACTACGCTCATCTAATGCAGAGATTCTCGAACCAAGAAGTAGAAATTAATCCTCAAGCTGTAAGTAATCGAGAGGGGCAAGTCACTTTTTATTATGGTAAGAGTGCAGAGGAGGGATCTCTATTAGGTCATGATATGAATTTTAATCCATTATCCGCCTCTTCTACTATCCAATGCACCACGTTGGATAGTTACTTTAAAGATAAGAGGGTTGACTTTATCAAACTTGACGTAGAGGGAGCCGAGTGGGATGTTTTTGAAGGCGCTAAAGAGTTGCTGAAGCAAGATATCTTATGGCAGGTAGAATTTCACTTAGACGAGGACTGGTACAAGAGAGAGATATTGTTTGATAATGGTTATAACATTTTTGACTTAGATCTTAATAAACTAAGCAAGGATTCACCACGACCATACTTAGCATTCTTATCTAAAAAAGAGACCTTATCATGAAAATAGCTTTCGGTATGATCGTGTTTAATGGAGATTATGTTCTTCAAGAGTGTTTGGAGTCCGTATATCCATATGCAACCCAAATTCTAATTTCTGAGGGGCCGGTAAGGTACTGGCAAGATGAGGGGTATACTACATCTACGGATAGAACGAACGAAATCCTAGATAACTTCCCAGACCCAGAGAATAAGATTACCATCGTCCATGGTCAGTTTGAAGAGAAGGATGAGGAGTGTAGGGCTTACATGTCCTACATTCGTGATGATATTGATTATGTTTGGAATCTGGATTCTGATGAAATCTACAAGCCTGAGGATATAGAAAAGATTATTAAGCTGTTAGAAGAACAACAGTATACTTCTGTGGGAGTCAGAAGTTGTTCTTTCTATGGAGGATTTGACCATTACATTGGCGGGTTTGAGCTGAACCGAGATAACTTCCTACGCATCTTTAAAGTCTACCCAGGAGCAACTTGGAAGACCCACAGACCCCCAACGATAATAGCCCCAGAGGGTGTTCAGACGCTTCCTGCCAAGCATTTAGATAGTGATACGCTCTGGGAGCAGCATGGCGTTCAGATGTATCACTACTCGTATGTATTCCCACGGCAGGTTAGAGAAAAAATTGCATACTATAGAGCCAAAGTTAGTAGGCAAAATTGTCATCCAAACTATTATGAACAAATTTATAAACCTTGGGTTTTGGGGGACAAGAGTGTAGAGCAGACTTGGCTAGGAGTTCATGAATTTAATCCTGCGATTCGCGGAGAAGCGTTCACTCAGAAGTTTACAGGAACGCACCCCAAACTTATAGAAGATAACATAGAAAAATTTAGGGAGATAATTAATGAAACTATCCAATGAAGCGATTGAAGTTATACAACAAACATTACCTCAAGGATCTACTATTTTAGAGCTAGGCAGTGGACAGGGGACAAAAGATCTACTGGATATGGGCTATAAGGTCATTTCTATAGAGCAAGATCCAGAGTGGCAGTACAAGTATCACGATAATTATATTCCCGCGCCGATAAAAAATTACGGTAATTATTGGTGGTTCGATTCTGAGTATTTGAATAATTTGCCTCCCTATGATTTTCTGTTAGTAGATGGTCCTACAGGACCACCAACACCAGAGTTTCACAATTGTAGAATAGGTCTTTTAGATCATAAACACTTATTTAATTTAACAGTACCCATACTAGTTGATGACACGAATAGACCTGACGAGGGTTTGTTAGCTAAAGGCTTGATAGATAACAAGGAATACACTGATTATGGAAGATTCATTCTCATACATAAACTCTTGGAAAAATAAAGAAGTCTTTACTGAACAACTTGAGTTAAACCAAAAACAACTAAACAACCAATACCCCCTCCATTGGAGGCAATTTGTTGATATACTTTTGTATCTCAAAACATTAAATCTTTTAGATATTGGCTGTGGGGTAGGATCTATGTCAGAACTTTGTTCTAAAGAGTTGCCTCATGTTAATTATACTGGTGTGGATTACTCCAAAGATGCTATTGATATTGCTAAAGAACATTGGCCCACCCACAGTTGGCATATAAAAGATTATACTGATATCACAGCAGAGTTTGTGCAGCCCTATGATACGATACACGCAGGAGCATTTCTTGATGTATTACCAAACGGAGATGATGTTCTGAGGCTGCTTTTAAGTTTTGGAGTCAAGAATATTTTGATCGGTCGCGCCAAAATAACAGAAAAGCCTAGTTATTTTGAAACCTATACAGCCTATGATAAGATAACGACATACGCCTACTATCACAACATAAACAAGCTAAAGAACTTAGCAGAAGATAGCGATTATAGTTTGTCGTTTTTAGGAGGCTCAGACCAATGCAATCTGATATTTCAAAAGAATCTGTAACGATAGGAGATCCTTCTTTTTCTAGAGAAGAGATGCTAAACCACTTAGACGAGTTCGCTGAGGTTTATTCACGAAGACCTATAGCTGATAATCAAGGGGGTATGAAGGCACCTCAAGCTTTCCATGCGTGGTTTGTAGCTAAAAAATTAAACCCAGATCTCATCATAGAGAGCGGTATTTGGTACGGACAAGGAACATGGTTCTTTGAACAAGCTTGTCCAGACGCGAAGATAATTTGCATAGATCCAGATCAGTCTAGACTAAAATACAAGTCTGAAAAGGCTTTGTACACGATGCATGATTTTAACAGGATAGCCTGGGATGAGATAGATGTAGACAGAGAGCAGACGCTTTGTTTCTTTGATGATCATCAAAATGCCCTTTCAAGGCTACCAGTGCTGAAAAAATATGGATTCAAACACATTATGTTTGAAGATAACTACCCAGTAGGACAAGGAGATTGTGTGAGTCTAAAAACTGTTCTAGAAACTGGAGGTGAAGAGTCTGATTTAGTAAAAGAGCATCTTTCACATTACATGGAATTACCTCCCCCTGTGAAGTTAGATAAAACAAGAT